TATCAACAAGTTGCCTGACAGTACAGCATTATCTACAGCCATTCTCATAAAGCCGTTCATAAGTGTCTGTGTATCATCCATGTTCTCAGCAATACCAACACCAAAGAATGAGTATGGGTTTAATTCATATGGTACAGCTTGATATGGAATACGAGCAGGTTTGAATGGATTAAGAACCATACGGATTAGTTTACCATTACAAATCCATACGTTTGCCTGTAGTTCATCAAATGCAGATAGTTCATCTGGAATATCTACGCCTTGATCTTCAAGCATCTCAACGTCACACATACCCCAATACTCAAGTACTTCATATCTTTCTACACCGTGTTCTGGTGCATAGTCAGATAGATCATCTTCCCAGTATTGTTTGTCATAGTTTTCACCAAGTGATATAGCTTCATCAATAACGGTGCTACGGAAGTATGGACGTTTCTTTAATGCTCTCATTTGTGTACGAGAAAGTTTATGACGTTCAATTACGTACTGTGCTTCGTCCATGCTATTTGCATCTGGATCAGGATAGAAGTTCCACACAGATACATGGGATACCTGCGGTATTGTTTTCATTACAGGATTGTAACTTCCCTCTTCATCCCAGTTAGGATATTCTTTGTCTACAGCAAATGGACCTTTCATTACACCTGTACCAAACAATGCCATTTCAAATGCAGTGCTTCGTAAATGTTTAGATGCAGAGGACTCTTCTAATTGATCCTGTATTTTCTTTTGCATCTTCTTTGCTGCAATCATTGCAGGACTAAACGTAATAGCTGTTGGTGTTTTACCTACACCCTCTTTAACATTATCTATACCTTCAAACTTATCCTTGATAGGACCAAGCATTTCATTTAATGTTTTGAGTGTAGCACCTGCAGGAAATTCTTTACCGTCACCTTTAAAACCGTAAGGACTACTTTCATTTAATTCGTTCTCACGCATCTGTTCTGGTTCAGCAGGATCAAAACTTACATCTGCAACTACACCCTCTGGTAATTCTGTAGGTTCTATTGATACAGGAAAACGATTATTAGCAAAAAGTACATCAACGATTTGTCCATATGCTGCCAAAGTTTTTGTCTTAGTAACCTTAATAAAGACCCTAGATTTTTCTGCTTCAGTAAATTGTACATCTGGACCATATATACCTCTATAGTTTCTATATGACTTTAACCAACGTTCCTCATCTTGCCTACGATAATCCTCAGACCTATGATAACGTTCCATAACAAATGGAATAATTTTAGAAGTATCTGCATCTTCCTCAACAGAGTTATCTGTATCCTCTAATGCAATTGAATCGTCTTCAATAAATATGTCGTTTTCTTCTGCCATTTATTTTTTCCTTAATAACCAAACGTTGCATCTGCTACACGCATACCAACTGAAGGTGTTCCATATGGGTCATAATCAAATATACTAAACCTTGGTCGTGACATTATACCATATCTTAACGCATCATACAAGTGGTCTTCTGAATGTGTGTCAATATCTTCTGGATTCTTTTTATCTAATGGTATTGCAGGTAGTTGTGATACTATATTAGTACAAGTGTTAAAGAAAACTAATCTTGGATTTTCTGTAAACTCATCTACCTGTAATCGTCTATGTATTTCGTTTTTACCTGCAACACGAGAACCTTTTGATCTATCTGAAGGACGCCATCTACATCCTCTGCTTATCATTTGCTCCGCAAGTGACGGTCCAGTGTCTCCACGTTTATGCCACAAAGAACTGTCCAGTACGCCATATTTAATATTGCCATCTTCTGCTTCCATATTTAAAACCATATCTGCAAGATCGGTAGCTAATACTTTACTTACGTATAGTTCTCTATATACAATCAGTTGTTCATCAGGTGCTACAGCAAACCACACAACTCCTGATTTACTTCCATAGCCATAGTCGCATGCTCTAAATTTAACCCAGTTGGGGGGTATTCTAAAGGGTTCAATTACATGTATGTTTCTATCAAACTCTGTAAAAGCTGCACCTTCTTTTATATCCCAGTCACCTTCTAGTAGTTGCCTACGTTGTTGTTCTGGTAGTGACAGTAGCATTGCTTCATAGTCACCTTGTTTAGATAGATATGGGTTATCCGATAATCGTGCAGGTATAAATCTACGTTTAAATAATGCTTTACCTGCTTTCTCGTGACCTGCAGGATATTTAAGAACTTCACCTGTTTCTATGTCCGTAGCCTCAAATGCTTTATTTGCAGGTGCAGGATCAATAAACATTTTCTTTACCCAGTGATGACCTCTACCTCCTGGGTTAGTGGTAGCTCTCATATATACTGGCAAATCGGGTGCAGTGGACCGTAGACGAGATCGCATGTAGTTCCATGCAAATGGTGAGGGCCATTGTGTCAACTCGTCAAAGCCTATCCAACTAAAAGCTAGACCTTGGTAACGCAGGACATCATCTTCCCTGTCTAGGTAGGACATCCACAACCTCGCACCAGAGGGCGCAGTCCACTGCATTTTTCGTTCAGACCACTTTATACCCTTCCAAATTTTAGGATACATTTCTTGTGATTTGAATATTAACTCTCTTAGTTCTTCTGTAGTGTGCCGTAGGAGCAATCCTGAGAAGGCAGGATGACCCATGTACCTCAATGGGTCTGCAAGCATTGCATACGACTTGCCACCACCTGCACTGCCGCCATATAGAACCTCACGTTCACCTGCAGCTAAAAAGTTTGTTTGTGGGCCATCGTTAGGTTTAAATATAACGTTGTGTTGTTCCTCAACAGGAATCTCATCAACAATACTAACTGGCCTTGGGGTAGCTTTCTTCTTCAAGGGCTTTTGCACCGAGGCGTTTGTTTTCAATTTCTTCTGCCTTGGCGATTGCCTTTTTCGCATAGTCTGCCCATCTGCGTAGGCTTCCAACTTTGTTTTTTCTACGTCTTTCATTATCCAACCGTTTCTTTAATCCTACGTGAGATATAGACCGTCCTGTGTTTCTAGATAACCAGTTTGCTACTTCACGATATGAATACTGCTTTAGATATTTCTTTGCCTCTTCAAGCATGTCAAGTTCGTGCTCAACAGGCTGAAGTATATCAGGATCATCCTTATCTATTTCATATCCGAATGGTATTGTTCTTGAGATACGTGGAATTGCAATCCATTCGTTGTCTTCTTTTATGTCGGTTGGTTGGGGTAACTTCCACTTCTGTAGAGGTTTAGTCATCTTCATCCATTTGTTTTGGGGGCATAAGCATTACACCACCCTTTGCTTCTACTTGCAT